ACTTGTACTATAACGAATACGACCCGGTAGATTGGATTGATAGCCCTTGGGAGGAACCATGCTCATTGCCGCCTTACTAGCGGCCCTCATTGCCCTGATTCTTGGCCTTTAACCCTAAACCCCTAGCCCACTTAGCCCGTGGGCTTTTTTGCGTTCTCTATCTGCGCCTTAGCATCGTCAAAGCCGCGCCCTATGATGACGCGGTGACCTATGCCTTCGAGGTACGCTATCCAGTCGCGCTGTACTGGTGACACTAACCCGCCAGTGGAGCGCTTCATTTCGACCCACAATGACCACGCAGGCACGAACAGGTCAGGCACGCCCGCTGTAACCCCTTCGGCCTTCAGACTGGCGCCCTGGGCCATGCTACGCCCGCCGCCGTTGGGGATTGCGAATATACGCACGTCCGGCCACTGGCGCCGGAACCATGACACTAGTCGCACCTGTTCCAGATGCTCGCTATTCAAAACGGCAACTCCCACTCCCATAGACTACAACCCCCTGGCTCGCTTGCAAAGTCAGCCGGTGGCTCATCATCAAATTCTGCGCAGCGCCCCTCCTTGCTGTAATGGTCGCAGGTATGGCAGACCCTTGGCGGCTCGGCTCTTTGGGTGGTGCGGTATAGGGTGACTATCTCAGGTTCAGCGTGTCTCATGTCCATGTCCTTTTTAGTACGGTGAAAAATTTACCTTCGCGTTTAAATTCTATGCTTGCTGGTGGCTGGCCTTCGGTGAGCGCCTGGGCCATCTCATGTAGCTCGGCGGTGCCGTAGTCCAGCACCACGCCTGCTTGGTGGGCCACCTCGGCCAGTAGCCTGCGCGATTTCTCGCCTGCGTAGCCGTCGTGGGTGACGGCTAAATACTCGGTCACTGGTGGGTCCGACAACCCCCCATAGTAGGTGAGGGACAGCATCTCCTTGCCACTGGCTCGGCTGATGTGCTTGCGCCACGTCCAGGCGGTAACGTCCATGTCCACGCCCTCCACGCCCATAATGTCAAGGTTCGACAATTTGAGCGCTGGCTTCACCGGCTCGGGAAACTCAGCCCCGCAGGCTGGGCATACCCGCACCGATAACGCGCATATCTCTTGGCAGTGGTCGCAGACCTTTACCGGTGCTTCGCCTACCTTGTCGCCCTTCTTAGGTGGTGGCCTCACGGCGGTGATGGGGCCATGCTGCTCCACTACGCCCGCAAAGTCCAACACCATGCAATCGGTTTTCCCGTCAGCGATCCGCAGGCCACGCCCGGCCATCTGGACATAAAGCCCTGGTGACATCGTGGGGCGCAACATGGCGATCAGGTCGATCATTGGCGCGTCAAAGCCGGTGGTCAGTACATTGGCATTCGTCAGCGCCTTTATGGTGCCTGCTTTGAACTCTCGCAGGATACGGTCACGCTCGGCACTTGGCGTGTCGCCGGTCACGCACTCGGCCACAATGCCCTGCTCAGTCAGCGCCTCCTTTATGTGGTGAGCGTGCGCGACACCAGCACAGAAAACCAGCCAAGACCGGCGCCCACCAGCCAAGCCAATGATTTCCTGCACTACCTTGGCATTCTTGTCGGCGGTGTCTACCTTGGCCTGCAATTCTGATTCGATGTACTCGCCGCCCCGTTTATGCACCCCGTCCACTTCGAGCTTGGTGGCCGTCAGTTTGCTGCGCAGGGTGGACAGAAAGCCCTTAAAAATTAGCTCCTCAATAGATACCGGCTCAATCAGCGCGTCAAATATGGCTGGCTTATCGGTGATGTAGCCGTGGCCTAGGCGGTAGGGGCTGGCGGTAAGTCCTATCACCCTCACATTATGATTTGTCTGATAGATGTCCGATAGAAGTGTCCGATAGCCACCCTCGTCCTTGTGGCTTACCAAGTGGGCCTCGTCGATGATCACCAGGTCAACATGGCCGATCTGCTTTGCCTTAGTACGCACCGACTGAATGCCTGCAAAGGTAATCGGCTCTCCCAAGTCTTTACGGCCAAGCCCAGCCGAATAAATGCCTAGCGGGCAGTTAGGCCAGTGTTGGCGCATCTTTTCGGCATTCTGGGCGATAAGCTCCTTGACGTGGGTCAGCATCAGAATGCGAGTCTCAGGCCATGATTGCAGCGCGTCCTTGCACAGTGCCGCAATGATGTGGCTCTTGCCTGACCCTGTGGGCAGGACTAAGCAGGGGTTACCCTCGTTGCCTTCGCCAAACCATGTGTATAGCTGGTTGATAGTTCGTTGTTGGTATTCACGGAGCATGGTGTTTGTTAAATAATTTGTTAATTACAAAGCCCCACATTGCACCACCGGCAACCTTTGCTAAAAACTGCGCCAAAACAATTTGCGGCATCAGCGCACCAAACGCAATTGTCGGAAACAACAAAGAGTCCACCGCAGCACTGACTACATTTGACTTTGTAGAACGTTCAAACCATGTTCCTGATGCTTTAATGAAAACACCCCAATCAACTACTGCTGCTGCTGTAAAAGACACTGCTGACGCTATTGCAATCATTCCTGCGGCTGGATTAAGAGCGTAAGTCAATGCACCAGAAGCCGCAATTAACGAACCCATCTGATGTGGTTTTAGTCGCTCATGAAGAAAATCTCGCAAAGCAAGATCGAGTCCAATGAACAGAAACGCATTTATTGGACTAACCCACGGCCCCCATTGAACAATTGAAAGATTTGCAAGGGTCATTGCTGCTGCATAAAGTGCGATTAAAAAAGGCATAAAGAATCCTGTTTAGGTTGAGTTGTCCAATGGGCTGCTGAATTATGTGCTTCTATCCGAGCCGCAAGAGTAACGGCCCTCCAATCCTTATCTGGCGGCATAAATGTGCCTTTCCAAGCAGAATCAATACCAATATTTCGTCCAACACTTGTGGAGTCGGCAGAATGAAACGGTATTCTTGTAAAAACATCAGGATTCAGCATACGCAGACCGTGAAGTTTTGTAATTGGGAAGCCATTTTTGTCTATGATTTTTGATAACGCTTCATTCATGCGATTCCACCAATTAGAAGAACCAACAACAGCGTATTCGCCTGATGACCCAATGCAAACCCTTGGAAAAGTTCTTGCAAGCCATTGCAATCTGACCGTTGATTCATGCATATGCCATACAGGTGCAGCCATATGACTTGGAAGTGGACAAGAACGAACCAAGGCATCATTTGCTTTTTCATCTCCATCAATCACATCAGGAATGACAAAAAAGTCAAAGCCTGGTCGATTCATATGGCTTGCAATCCATTCATAGAACGGCATCCAATCTGTAATTTGTTTGCCGCCCATCCATGCAGAGAATGCACCATTGTCCAATGCAAACGATTGGCAGACTTCAATGGCAATGGGCAGTTGATCTGGATGGGCAAACGACACAAAAGAATGCCGCCCCGCAAGGACTTTGGCGGCAGCTGTTGCTGGCGTTATAGGTGAGCCGTGATAGTGAATCATCCCACCACCCTCGCATCAAAATCAGACCTGATTTTATTTACAGTAGGGTCACTGCAAGCCGCAGCATTGGCCAGTAGCTCCTTGCTGGTGTAAACGCCCTCGCCTGGCTCCCCATTAGCCAGGCCTAAGCCGTCAATCTCATAGACGGCCACCCAGTCGGTGGGGCTTTCCAAGCGCTTCCACGGCACCAGGTCAGGGTGCAGGACGTGGGACTCGCAGCCCTTGTACTGAGACTCGGTGGGGATGATGTCGTCCCATTTGGCGCAGTGCCAGGTTGAATCGCTCAATGGCGTTGCGTTGGCGCAGGTACGGCAGTTGACCTGCTTTGTGGTCTTGCTGCCGTGGCAGAAATCATGCCCCGCGCACATCTTGCACTCGAACCACGTTGGGTCGGTGCTGATAGGTGGCGGCAGGCGGTCGGTTAGGGTAAGACGCTGGCCTTTGGCGATAGCCTTCTCGGCATGGTCGCGGTCATACTCCAGACGCTCGGTGTAAAGCCTGTCATCATCCTTACAGACCGCAATGTAAAGCGCACGTTTTAGATCGGTGCCGTGCATGTACACCTGGCACTGGGTGAAGTGCATGGGTTTACTCTTGGCTACGCCATGCTTCTCTAGGTCGTTAAACGACTTGAGACTGTGGGTTTTGAATTCCAACACATGCTCAGTTTTTATCGCACCGGGTACGCCTTTGCCAATACCGTCCAAACTCCCCGAAACATGGCTACCAAAGTCCACCCGGCGCTGGGTGCCTGATACGGTCATGCCAATGGAGCGCAAGTCACTGATGATGGTAGCCTCTTCATTGAAGCCACGCCGAAACAGGCGCAGGATACGGCCCTTGAATGGTTCTTGCACAGCCCATCGGAAACTTAGCCACAGCCAGCGCTCACAGTGGTGGCCCAGCATCGAGCAGCCAAGATGCGCCCGTGGCCTCTCTAGCCGCGCCTCATGTGCTTGGTCGATTAACGAAGTTATGGTAATCTCTGGTTCAGGTATTTTCACGTTGTTTTCTCCTTGTGTGTCTCTTGACCCCGCCGTCACAAGCGGGGTCTTTTTTTGCTTACTTCTTAGCCCAAGGTGGCGCAGCCTTAGTAGGTGTAGCGCTAGGCGCTACAGCCTTGAACAGCGCTACAGTTCCTGGTTGGGGACCGCCCAAAGCCCGAAATGCTTTAATCTCATTACCGGCGTAATCACCAGTACGCACAGACAACTTGATGCCAAGATTGCCGCCGATCAGTTGGTCGGTATCGGTCACTTTAGCCAAGCCAATGGCACGCATGATCTCGCCAAGCTGCTGGCGTCCGATCTCCTCGGCTTTGGTGCTGGCGTTTTTAATGTTCAGGTTGCCAAACACCACGCGCCCTTGGTGGGTCGGGCCGGTGACGGCGTACTTTACGGCAATGTACTTGCCGTCACCTGCTTTGGTGGGCTTGATCTCAGCACCAGTAATGGTGGAGTTGTACCAGCCCTCGGGCAGGGGTTCAAAGTTGTTGTTACCAACGGGCAGCGTGTCTACGCTGAATTCTTCGTCTAAAAAAGCCATGATTAATCCTTAGTAATGGTAAAAGTAGGACGTCCAGGGGTGGACGTGATAGCACCAAGCAACGGTTGGGTTACGGCGTCGGCAGCCGCACCCCATGCCTTTGCATTGATTTCGGGTTTCCAGCGAAAGAGGCTGGACAGGTGTTCAGACAGACCGGCTTCGGCGGCAAGCAATTGCAGTTTCTCAGCGTCAATCTTTTGGTTAATACGACCTTCAATCTTGACGGTAAAACCCTCAAGTTCTTTTTTGACAGTGCCATCCAAATTTTTAGGTAAAGCAAACTGCAAAGCCATCTGATCTTCCAACTCGCGGCGATCAGCAACGGCCTTAGTTTCAACTTTTTTGGCGTCTAGCCAGCGTTGGTATAGGCTCATGCTGTCACCTCAAATTCAGCGTTTAAAGATTTCATCACGCGGTCAAGTACCACGCGGCCATGTACACAGTCCAACTTGCGGTCAAATTGTTTTGCGGTTAATTGCACTTCATCGGCCAGTTGGTAAAGGGTAAGAAAAGCAGTCTGAATGGCAACCAGATCGGCAAGTTTGATGGAGGGATCGCTCATGCTGCACCGCCAATCTTGGCAATGATCTCGCCCAGGTCAGGGGCTTCCCATGTTCCCAGCTTGCCGCTACGGTCTTTGGCAAGCCACAGGCCATCGGAGTCGCACATCAGAGCGCGTTGAGTGAAGCCCTCGGCGTCCTTCTCAACTCGCAGCGCCAGCACTTCATCAAAGAAATAAGGTAACGCTTGGCCGGTTTTATTGCCGGGCATACTAGGCGAATACAGTACCCGGCCCATCTCATCTTGCGTCTTCTCTAGCTTGGCGGTCATCAAAACGTGACGCCCTGGGATGTCGCGGAATGCCCGAATGATGTCAGCCATTTGCTCTTGCATAGCGCCGTAGGCAGCCCGTGGGTCTTTGTTGATTTTCTTCTCATGGTTAAGGCAGACTTCAGCAATCTCAGAGATCGAATCAAGGGCTACGCTCTTGTACTCGGACTCCAGCACCCAACTGTAAGCCTCGCGCAAGTCTTCCATACTTGTAATTTCCAAGTAAGGTAGGTCAGCGTCTTGAATGGACAATAGTCCACCCTCGGCAGACAATACAACTGGGCTTGGCAATGTCTTAATCAGACTTGTCTTACCCGCACCGGCTGGCCCGTAGACCAACAACTTAACACCGTTGGCTGTCAGGCCGCTAGTGCGCTTTAACGATATAGCCATGTGGCTCTCCTTGTGTTTGCGCTTCCGTCTGGACTCAGTTCGAAGCGTGGATAGATCATAGCATAGTTCTGTGCTACAGTGTCAACAACTTTTTAACAACAAGTGAAAAATAAATGTCAGACCTCGCAAGTATCCTCGGTGGCCCTTGGTCGCCACCAGCACAAAAACACATTAATTCACCAGAGGATCAGCTAAAAGACGCCATGCTTGGCGCAGGTTTGAAGCCACCGGAAATGGTCTACTTAGACGGCAAAGTTCACCGCTTTAATAGTGGCACCAAAGGGGAAAAGGGGCACGACAAGCCTGGTTGGTACATAGCCTTTAATGATGGCGTACCGGCAGGACGCTTTGGCTGCTGGCGCTCGGGTGTAGAGCTTACTTGGAAGGCAGAGATTGGGCGCAGCCTGACGCCTGTAGAAGAGATGGCGCAGTCTCGTAGGCTATCGGAGGCCAAGACACAACGCGATGCGGAGCAGGCCAAGACCCGCGAAGTGGCCGCGCAGACGGTGGAGATCATTTGGTCAGAAGGTAGCGCAGCCAGCCCAGAACACCCTTATTTGGCTAAGAAAAAGATTGCACCACACGGCGCAAGGGTAACGGGTGATGGGCGCTTGATGGTGCCTTTGTACAACGAATACGGGGAACTCTCCAGCATCCAATACATTGCCGGTGACGGTGACAAGAAGTATCACCCAGGTGGCGCTACCGGCTCCATGTTTTGGCTGCTCGGCAGCATGGATGACGTCGACACGCTCTACATTGCCGAGGGATTTGCCACAGCAGCCACCATTGCAGAAGTAACCGGCAAGCCCTGCGCCGTAGCCTACAGCGCCAGCAACTTGGTGCCTATTAGCGGCATCCTCAAAGAATCACATCCCATGCTTGACATTTGCATCGTTGCCGACAATGACGCCAGTGGCGTAGGCCAACGCTACGCCGAGCAGGCCAGTGCAAAGTATGGGGTTCGTATGACAATGCCGCCGGTTCTGGGTGACGCCAATGACTACGTTCAGGAGGGGCATGACCTAGCCCTGCTTTTAAAGCCATTGGTGGCTACAGACTACCTAGTTCATGCCGATGGGTTTTCAGAGCAGCCAGCGCCCATCTCGTGGCTGGTGAAGCACTGGATACAAGACCAAGCCTTAGTGATGGTGCATGGCCCAAGCGGTGGCGGCAAGACCTTTGTTACCTTGGACTGGATGCTGCACATTGCTAGTGGTAAGACAAGCTGGTTTGGACATAAGGTCAGACCCGGCAACATGGTGTATTTGGCAGGTGAAGGCCACCACGGCTTGCGAAGTAGGATAGCAGCTTGGAAGCACCACAACAAAGTCAGCGTCCTCAATATGTGGGTCAGCAAGTCAGGGCTAGACCTCAACACTACCGAGGGCTACTTGAAAGTGCTGGAAGCAGTCAGGGCGCTCAAGATCAAGCCAAGCGTCATTACCGTGGACACCCTGCACCGCTTTATGGCCGGTGACGAGAACAGCGCACAGGACGCCAAAACCATGCTAGATGCCTGCGCTGCGCTCATGCAAGAGTTTGAATGCACCGTGATTCTGGTTCACCATACCGGCGTGTCAGATGAAGCACAGCACCGTGCCCGAGGCTCGAGCGCATGGCGCGGCGCATTGGACATTGAGATCAGCATTGTCCCAAGCAAGCCAGGCAAACCAATGGAGATCGTACAGCGCAAAAGCAAAGATGCTGAGATGGCGCAAACCGTGTTTGTTGAACTTGAATCGGTGGCGATACCTGGTTGGTTGGATGAGGACGGAGATCAGGTCACTAGCGCGGTGGTGGTCAAAGGCGAAGCACCAGAAGGCGAAAGCAAGGGCGATGTTCTTGGATTCTCATCGTTTGAACGCGCATGGTTTGCTACTGGCGCAGAAGATCGAGGCGGCGCACCGTACCTTACCCGCAGCGCATTCTTTGAATGGGCAAGCGCTAATGGCCTTGGCTCTAAGAACAATAAATACACTCGACTGGCAAATTACATTTCATCAGACACCAAGAAGGGCAAATACATTGAGCCATTGCTTGATGCTGGATTGATTAAAGACCATGAGAACGGTTGGATTGTGATTGCCGCAGGTCAGCGCGATGGAATGATGTTCAAGAAAAACAGTTGACAATCTAAGAACTGTGATAAACTTTAGAACATGAACAAACTAGCACAACTCAAAGCCAAGCTAAGAACCGCGCAAGCGGAACTTGCCATTCGCACTCGGACGCAAAACAGCGCGTCGCGGGCCTATAACAAAGTGACCACAAGGATTGCTGAACTGGAGAAAAAAATTGTTGACCTGGCGCAAATTTCAAAGTGAACTGCCGAATTACAGCGAAACTGATTTGTTGGTCTTGCTGCAAGAAGAACGCACAAAGTACAAGCGCGTGTCCATGCTAGAGCGCATCCACCAACGCTACTGCACCCTCAGAGCCAATCGGGAAAGGTTGGAGATTTTGAAGGAAGGAAAAAGGCCGTGACCTCGCAAGAAATTTATGAGGCAGGGTACGCACTCCCTATCTATAACATTTCCCGCACTGAGCGATGGTGGCGTTACAAAGACAAGGTGTTTTCAACACCAATAGATGTAAAAACAAAAGAAATACAGGGATTAAAAGTTCTTGAGGAGAAACAATATGATATGCAATCAAAATTGTGACCAAGGCCGTACTTGCAATTGCGGTCTAAAACAACGTAATCTTTTTTTAGACGTCATGGAAGGGTTTGTCACCCTGTCCGCACTTGTCGGCATTGTTGCCAACATTTGCTTTGCATTTGGCTTTTACTGGTATCGCACATGAAAGGACAATGGCCCGAACGCATTCGCGCAATCCTGCGTGACGAAGAGGATGGCTGCATTGTTGCCGAACTTGCCGACCGCTTGGATGCGCCAAAAAAATCTATTGCATCTGCACTAGAGCGTATGCCTGACACCTACATAGACAGTTGGACTGAAGCAGGCCAAGGCCGACCTTACGAAGCCATCTGGTGCGTAGTTGTTACGCCAGAGAACTGCCCCCAACCTACTAGGAGAATTAAATGAAAGAAGCATTGAAGCTGGCGCTTGAGGCGTTGACGTATATCCATGCGGAAACGAGCACAGAAGAAGATGTGCTTATTGACAAAGCCATCATTGCCATCAAAGAAGCCTTAGCACAACCAGCGCAGGGGTGGAAGTTGCGTGAGGTGTACTTTGATGAGCATGGAGAGCCGACCATGCACAAGGAGCCAGCGCAGGAGCCTGTGGTTGACTGCCCCCGCTGCGGTCATGTCTGTTCACAGCGCCAATGGGTAGGACTTACAGCAAAACAAATCGCGTCCATACCTTTGAATGAACACACGCTACAGACAGCAGAAAGACTATTTAAGGACAATAACGCATGACACAAAAAACATTTATCCAAATCGAAAGTAGAAAAGTTGAAAATTGGTTGAGAACGCTACAACATTGTCGTAACAATCTTTTCCTCAAAGATTGGGTGGAACACATCGACGATTCCATGACCGCCATCAAAGAAGCCTTGGCACAGCCACCCCTGCCAGCGCAGGAATGCCCGAACTTGGAAGACTGCAAAGGCTTTTGCTTTCAGTGCGAGTATTTCAATGCAGAGACAGGCATGACGGAATACCCCGCAGCACAGCCAGCGCAGGAGCCGGTGGACAATGATTTTTTTAAATCTCTTGCAAACAAAAAACAAAGCCCAGATCAGCGCCCGTGGGTAGGGCTAACGGATGAGGAAGCGCAATGGCTTTATGACAACTGCCGAACACCTAGTAATTTGATTGATATGGTAGAAGCCAGACTCAAGGAGAAGAACACATGACTGAGCAATATCTAGCAGGCGGCTCAGAGTTTTTGTACCCAAAAGCAGGCGATCCACGGCCACCAATGACAACTAAAAT